GTTTCGGGCGGTTTCGCTTTTTTCTTCGCCCCTCCCCCCCCCGGTTTGGGGATTCAGGCGGATTCGGCACGGACCCGCGCGCGGCCGCGCTCCGATTCGGCCGCGGTTTTGGTATCCGAGCACCCCTGGCACAACGCCTGTACGTTGCGGTCATCCTCCGTGCCACCCTCCGCGATTGGCACTACATGATCGCGGATCGTCGCCATCGTCACCCGGCCGGCCGCCTGACACGTCACACACAGCGGGAACCGCATAAATAGTTGCTTGCGTAACCGTTGCAGCCGCGAGCCGCGGATCCGTGTCGAGTCTGACGCCCGATAATCCTCCCGCGCATGCGTCGCACAGTAGGACGCGCCCGGCGTCGCATCCTGGCCGCACAGTGACACCGTGCAACGCCGCCGCGGTTTCATCGGCATAGCCGGCGCCACCCTTCCAGGTAGACCCGCTGGTACTGGTTATACCCCGCACGATCCCGCCCGCGCTCCATCTGTTGATGCGCGCGCCGTTGCGCCCGATGTACGGCGCAATACACGAACGGCCGCGCCGACACCCCGCAATCCGGGCACAACCCGAGCCGGCGCCGATCGTAGTACTGGCGATTGCTCATAGCCCGAGCCCTGGTTGTTGCGCCAATGCGTCGCGCCATTCGGCGACCATCGGAATCCGCGTATCTGGATACATCGAAAACCCTGACCCGTCGAACGAATCGGCGCCGGCCTTCTCGATCAACCCAGCCCGACGATCGTCGTAGCCTCACTGGATTCTTTGTACGTCGTACTCCCGCCGATGAACAACGCGCCGAGCTCGTCCCACGGCACCCGCGCCGCCGTCAACCCATCCTGCGCCACCAACGCCGGCCGATGGCCGAGCCCGCGCACCAGCCGCGACCAGAACGGCCACCGCGCCAGCGTCGACGACGCATCGCCCACCACGTCCGGCACCGTCACGAACAAGCAGCCCGGCACACCGTCGAACCGCTCGAGCATCCGCATAAACGCGCCCTCGTCGAATCCGCCAAAGCACCCGTTATCCATCGCCCACCGATCGGCCTCGAGCGTCAGCGCTTGCGCCGCGCTCCATTGTTTCGGCACGACCAAATGCCCGACCTCCGCCGACCGTGGGTACTGTGTCGCGCCGGACACCAACAGCAACATCAGCGCCGCCCCTTGCGCCGCGCCGGCGCCGGCAACCCTTCGGCCGCCCGATACGCCGCCACTTGATCGGCCAGTGTCCCGAGCTCCGCCCACGCCGGATCGTCACCGCGCACCAACGCATCGACCAGCGTCAACGCATCGACCAGCGCCAACACCTCCGCGGCGCCGGCGACATACGCGCGCTCACAGTGCCGGCGCTCGCCGGCCGTGAACCAAGGCGGGAACGCATCGCGCGCGAACGCGCCGAACCGCTCGAGCACCGTCGGCACCCTTACCACCGATCCGAGCTTTCCGCCTGGCGCCCGCGCACCGCGGCGAGCTCGAGCCGCCAGATCTGCCACGCCGGATCCGGTAGATCCGCCGCCAGCCGATCGGCCGCCGCCAACAGTTGCGCGAGCTCGTCGCCCTCGCGCTCGAGTCGAATAATGCAATTCAGCGCCGCATCAACGAACGTCACGGCATGGAGCGCCGGCCGCCGCATCATGGCACCTTGCGCAGCACCGGCCGCCCCGCGCGCGTCACGCCGATCCGATAGACCGCGGCCGGGTAGTACCAGAGCTCGTAATTCGGCCCCTCTTTGTAGTTGAACGCCGGCGTCGCGTTCGCGCTCACGGAATCTTGGATGATGTCGTAGATCCCTGGCGCCGTATCGTCCGGCGTCGCGCCGAGCAGCATCACCGCATCGACGGCATGGCCGTTGTACTGATTTTGCGCGGGCTCTTTGGCAATGTGGCCCCAGGCGTTACTGTGCTCGTTGTGGAGCGCCGTACAGCAATCTTCGGTGAACTTGCCGCACCCCTCATGCGTCGACAGGTCCGCGCGCGTCGACTCATACACGCCTTGAATGATGTCCGCCGGCGACCGATCGGGATTGATCGGCGGCACGTCCGGCCCCGGCGTCGAGCCCTGTACTTGCAAGTCATAATCATCGACTTGGAGCCGCGCGCTTTTGTCGCCGTCGTTGAGCCACAGCACGCCGCGCAGCTTTAGCGGCACATAGCCCGGCGCCGATACCTCGAGCGCAGCGCCGTGCCCATTCGGCGCCCCGTCGTACACCGTGCAGACTTGCCCCGGTCGGCCATTCGCATCGACGTACGGGACGCCGGCGAGCGCCGCGCCGGCGTCGAGCGTCAGAACCACGACCGCTTCCAGCGGATCCGGAAACACGACAAACTCATACGACATCACGCCCTCGTTTCATCAACGCCGCCCGGCGCGCGTCGACCTGTAGTTGATACTCGTCCGCCGCCGTCGCGCACCCGCGCGAGCAATACCGCGCCGAGCCGATCACCGCCTGCACCGGCCGATCGGCGAGCGCCAGATCCATCAAGCAATAGGCGCAGCGCAGATCCCGATCCGCCACGCCTGGCGACGCCCACCGCTTCGGATAGCGCTTACCCATTGCCGCCCTGACCGGCCCGGCGCGCACGCACGAGCGCCACGGCATCAGCCACCGTCAGCCCGGCATACGGCACCCGGAGCCGCGCACATTCGCATTTCACCGCGTCGGAATAGTCCGCGTCCGTCGCAAACGGACCATCACGCCGCAGCACCGCCGACGCAATCGCCAGCACCACGGATCGGCGCCGTTCCGGCCGTTCTGAGGTTCTAAATGCTGGAATCAGTACCATGATCGGCTTAGAAGAAACGATCGGATCAGCTTGTTGTACTTGTAGTGATTAAGTGATGCACTACTCGCGCATATGCCCAAGCACTGCCCTAGCACGCACCAAAGCACATACTTAACAAAGTGCTTAAGCACTCACTTAAGCACCTACCTAAGCGCCGCTCATCGCCGTGCGAGCTCGAGCCGCGGCCCGCGCGCCCGACGCCGCGCCGCCGCCACCTGGCCGCCCTTTGACGCGCGCGCCGTCGCCTTTTCAAACCGCGCCATCGCCTCCGCGTACACTTCGCGTTGCGTGTCGTTCACCAAGAGCGCGCCGTCCACGCGCCAGTACTGACAGATCACCGGCCACCCGCGGCGCCACTCCGCCGGCGTCACGCCAATCAAACGTTGTATTTGGATGTGATCGTTCGGCAGCGCCGCGCCACGCGACCAGGCCGCCGTGAGCATTTCCCGATACAGCCCGCGCGCGTCGATCGGCAGGGACCACGCCGTCGAGCCCCGCCACCGATCGATCCAAAACCACTCCGCCGCCAGCGGTGACCGCGCCGGCGCCGTCATCGCGCCCCCTCGAGCAGCCGGCGCAACGCCTCGAGCCGGCCGCCCGTCGTCGCCGGCGCCAGGCGCCAGCCGCCGCTGCAGCATCCCACCACCACGCGCCACAGATACCGCGCCGTCGTCATGTAGCGTTCCCGTTCCGCATCGCCTCGATCTCCGCCCGCAGGTCTGCGATGGTGGCCGTGTCGGCGGCGTGCTCCTTCTTTACCGCGATAAGTTCGTCAGCCGTGGTGAGGCATCCCGGCTTGTTGTAGGTGGCCTGCTGAAACCCGCGCCAGTAGGCCGCTCCGACTTCGGCGGCGTGCTTGGCGAGGTCGGCGGCGTGGGCGGCGTCTACCTCGTCAGCTATGTAAACGTCACCACGCTCAACGCGGCTGTGCAGGTGCCGCTTCACCTTCTCCCACGGGTCCGCCTTCAGCGGCTCCGCGCTCTGCTCCAGCGCCTCCTTTGCCACGGCTTGCGCTTGATACATCTTCATCGGACCACCGCGCTGGCCGGTGAGTGGACCACCGTTCGCAATCATTTCGAGGGCGTCCACGAGGGTCGAGGGATGTGATGGCTGGTCAGACATAACGTGTTACCTCAACTCGGCAAGACTCGCCGTAGCGTTCAACCATTTCCTTCCGCGCTGTCTCCATCACATCGGCGCACTGGCCTTCCGCGATGTTGCAATGTTTGGGTCCGCGTGCCCCAGATGGGCACCCACGGTGGTATTCAGGATTGGCCCGCACCTGTAGCGAAGTCCGCTCCACGAACTCCCAATACTTGCGGTGCTCTGGCGTGTCCTTGCGCTTTAGGAGGGTCGAGGGGAGGGGCGTCTTCGTCACTGGATGATCCATCACAGCCGCCACACCCACGAACAGACCAGACAGACCGCCAGGCCGGCATCACACTCGATCAATCGTGATTCTTGGCACCCAGGACACGCGGGCTCGAGCCCGACCGGCACCGGCGCCGGAATCCGCCGGCGGCCGGCCACGCCGATCGCTTGTCGGCAGACCGGACACGACGGATCGGCGCAATCGGCGGCGCCAGGAAACAAGCAGCCGCACGCCGCGCGCACGAACCGCGCTCCCGGCCGCGAGCGCCCGCGCGCGAAATGCGTGACCGATGCGCGATCGTCCATCGGCCTACGTCCGCGCCAGCCGCGGCCCCGGCGCCGCGTCCTCGAGCGTCAGCCCCGGCGCATAGGTCAGCGCCACGGCCGGCGCCGTGTCGGCCGCCGTGATCGTGTCGCGGAACAGCACCCCGCCCGGCAATTGGAGAAATTCCGTGAGTTGGTCGTACCCGTCGTCGGTACGGTCCACGGCTAACAGCGCCCACCGGCGCAGGGTGTCAGGCATGACGGCCCCCGCTTACGCCAACCGTTTGCGCCGACCGAAAACGCGATCGGTATCGATCACGCCCTCGCCGTCGACGTAGCGCGCGACTTTCAGCCCGGCATAACGCGCCGGCCCGATCCGCGGGTGACACCGGAAAGCGTCGTACTCGCCGGCGCGGAGATGCCGGCGGAAGGTCGATTCACTGATCCGCAGAATGGCGCGGAGCTCAACCGCTGTGAGCATTTCGCCGGCCCGCGCCCGCCCGAGCGCCGCGCGGTAGGTCTCGTCGACTTTCGCCGCGCGCGGTGTAATCCCCTCGAGTCGCTCCGAGTCGCCCATAAGTAAGGCTCCGCCTAGAAACTGAGCAATTTAGACAGTCATGGCCGGAATTTAACCAAGTCTGAACGTCGCCGACGAAGTGTGACTTTTACGCCGTACTTTTTTCACTGTCAAATCACGACATTGCGTGACTACGTTCTGACCGCTAGTGACATACTGTGATGCTTGAGTTATTCGGAAAATGAGCGCATCCGGATCGGCGCCAGTGTGCGCGCGCTCCGCGCGGTGCGGCAGATCACCCAAGCCGAACTCGCCTATGCCGTCGGCCGATCCATCGTGACAATCCAAGCGCTCGAGCACGCGCGCCACCCGCAGTCACGACATACCGTGGCCGCCGTCGCCGACTATTTCCACACGACCCCCGACGCCCTGGCCGGCCTCGAGCCCTTAGAACTCGGCAAAACGCCCGACGCCGTCGTGATCCCGATCCCCGTCCTCGACTGAGCCGCGCATCATAGCGTTGTGCTATGATGCCGCCATGCCTACACCAGCCAACCGCCCGATCCGGATCACACTCGATCTCCCGACCGCCCTGCTCGCCGACATTGACCGCGTCAGTGCACGGATCGGCGTCGCCCGCGCGGCGTGGATCAAGATCACGCTTGCCAACGCCCTCGTTAACGACGCCCTCGAGAGGAAAGCCACCCATGGGACGAAGTAAGCGCGTCCGCGTCAGTCAAGGGATCTACCGCGACGCCACCGGGTACACCGTCGTCGCGCGCATCGGATCCGCCGGCAAGAATTTGCAGAGCAGTCCGGAAATCCGCTTTCCGCTCGAGCCCAGCCCCGCCGACTACAAGCACCACCTGGCGCACATGCAGGCGCGGTACTTGCGCGAGAAAGCCGCCCTGGCCGAGCAGCGCACCGCCCCGGCCAAACGCGGCACGCTCGCCGCGGATGTGGAGCTCTATTTGAAAACCGCGCAGTTGACCAAACGCCGCGCCGACGAGCGGCGCCAACAGTTGAAATGGTGGACCGATCAGATCGGCGACAAGAGCCGCGCCCGCCTCGAGCCCGGCGAGCTCCGCCGCTTGTTGAATGGCCTCAAGGGCAGCGCCAGCACCCGCAACAAGTACCGCACCGCCCTGTCGAATATGTACACCGTACTGGACGGCAAGAGCGCCTATAACCCCTTCCGTGACGTGGAACGCGACGCCGAACCCGACGCCGCGCGCCGCGACCAGCCGACGATCCTTGTCGATCGCATCCTGGCGCACATGCGCGACACCGGCCAGGCCGGCCAGCCGTCCCGCACGAAGGCGCGCTTCCGCGTCCTCGCCTATTGCCCCGTCACGCCCGCCCAACTGTGCCGGATGCAAGAATCCGACGTCGATCTCGTCGCCCGCGTCATCTATCCGGGCGGCCGGCAGAAAGGCGCCGGCACCCTGGCCCAAGCCAAAGCCATTGACGCCGACGGCATCGCCGCGTTCGAAGCGTTCGCCGCGGCGGGCTGTTGGCAAGCCCAGGCCAAAACGCCGCCATCCCGCGCGTCGATGTACCGGACCTTCACCGCCGCCCGCGACGCCGCGATCGCCGAGCTCCTGAAAGAAAACCGCCCCGAGTTGGCCGGCGACCTGGCGCGCGCCAAAACGATGCGCCCGTACGATCTCCGGCACAGTTTCGCGTTTGCCGCCGCCCAAGCCACCAGCATCGAAACCGCCGGCCTCCTGCTCGACCACAAAGACCGCCGGACCACGCTGCGCTATGCCCAGGGCGCCGTGCCCGAACACCTCCGCGCCGCCCGCGACGCCATCGCCGCCCAGCGCGCCCGCGACCGCCAGGCCGCCGCCAAACCCACCCTATAACGCCCCAGTGCCGCACGGTGCCACACGGTTCGCCGCGTGTGGCACCGTCTGACCGGCCCTGACCGCCTCTGGAGGCGGGCGCCCGCCGTGCCGCACGACAGTGCCGCACACTTCATGACCGCTTGTGACCGTTTGTGAGTTTTACTGAATGTTTTTCACGATTACCGAAAGCGTAACCGTGTGGTATCGGACCACGAAGAAAAGAGCGAAAGTGTGGAAGTTCCTTGAGGAAAAGATGGTGCGCCCGGTGGGAATTGAACCCACGGCAACCCGCTTAGGAGGCACGCCGCCGCCACGCTAGACCCCTTTGTTTGCTATGACTTACCGGCCGTGCCGCGCATCCGTGCCGCGCACTTTCACGGATCAGGCACCGGCGGCCCCGGTAACGGCATCCAATGCGTCAACCGATCCGCACAGATGCGCCCGACGCCATAACGCAACCACTCCCCCGCCGACGCCTCCGTCCACACCCACCGGCCGACCGTCGTTCGAGCGCCCGGCGCCGCCGCCGGATCCTTGAACACGTCCCACCGGCCCGGCGGCACCAGCTCCCACAACAGCACGTACGTGCCATCCTTCGGTACCGTCGTGATGTCCCGCCAGTGTGCCATCACGCCGCCATTTAGCGCGCCGGCAGCGCCACCAGCAACGCCCAGACCGCCAGGACAAACACCGCCGCCCAGAGCGGCGCCTTGCCGGCCGCACTGACCACCACCAGCGCCAGCGCCAGCCCCGCCAGGATTACCGACACGTTCACCACGGCCACCCCCTATCGGTCAGCCCGATCGCCCCGCCTGGCGCCGTCCAGCGCCCCGGCAGACACGACCAGCCGCACCCCGCCGCCGCACACGCCGGATCGGTCAAGAGCCGCGGCGCCGCCCCGTCGTCACAGACCGCCGGCACCCGCGGCGCCCCCGCCTCGACCTCGAGCCGGCGCGTATGCGACACCGCACACCCCATCGCCAGCGTCAGCACCAGCCACAGCCCGAGAAAGAGCAGGACCGTCAGCGCCAGGCCGCGCGCCGGCGTCACGCCGGCGGCACCGCCGCCGTATCAATCGCCGCCAGGCTGTTCCAGAGCGATCGGATCTGCGCTTCCAAATCGATGTCCGCGATCGTGCACGTCGCCGTTTTCGCCGCCTCGTCGTACGTCGTCGCGTTGACCACGTTGACGCCCATCACGACTTGCGTGCCGGCTTGATCGGCGCCCTGGCGCGGATTCCCGATCACCCGTTGCGCGTAGTACGCCCGCGATTGGTGGAACGGTTCCGCGGCGCCCTCATTCAGCACGGCGCCGGCGACATACGCGATCGTCGCTTGCACCCGCTCCATAAACCCGCCCGGCCCCCAATCGCTCAGGAGCGCCATTTGTTGCACCGTAACCGGAACTGCCATGTCGTGATCCTTTTACTGAATCGCAAAGGTCGCCGTCGTGCCGAGGGTATACGCGCCGTCCTGCCACGTCGTCACCGTCGTTAAGTCGCGATAGAACCTCAAGGTCGCCACCCCGGCTTGGGTTTGCGCGAGGCCCGTACCCTGCGCGGTACCGGCGTACAGCATTGGGTTGGCCGACAGCCCCACGCCCACCGCCCCGCCCGGTAAGGTCAGGCTTTGGAACGTCGCCCCGTACAACATCGTCACCGACGCATACAAACTGATCGTCATCGTTTTCCCGATCACTATGTAGCGCGCCGCGTGGAGCGTCGTGATCGTCATGGTCCCGCCGCCGCCGATACTTGGCGTGAAATCGACCCAATGCCCCATCGGCGTCGGGCGCCCTTTTTCGTACACGTCGCGCCCGATCTTGGCGTCCCCCGTCCGCGTCAATTCCAAGGCGTTCACCTGATACGCCCCGGCATCGTCCAGCATTTGAATAAAGAACGCGCCCCCGTACGTAAAGGCCGACACGCGCCGCGCGTTCGCCACGCCGGAGGTATCGTGCTGGATCAGTTGCGGCGCATCCTTTCGGATTTCTTGATTACCCGTAAACGTGTTGCCCTGATTAATAAACGCCGCCGAGGCATCGACCGGATCGAGCACGACGCCTTTAATCGCGGCCTTGTTCCACGGCGTGCCGATCGTATTAGTCCCGTCGTCATCGACCAGCGCATTAAACGGCGCGCGATTGACTGGCATTAGCGATCCTCTCCCGTGGACGGCGCCGGCGTCGTGTTCGCCACCTGGCGCAGTAAATCCTCAAAGGTAAACCGCTGCGAACTGGACGTACTGTCAAAGGTTGGCGGCACGATCCCGCGCGGATTGAACGTTGAAATCGTCACATCCTGTAACCGATACACGCCGTGAATGTCCGTCGGCGCCGGCAGATCCACCGCCACCGTCGCGCCGCTCCGCGTGTTGATGTCCCGCGACTTGTGCGCAAAGGTTTCCCGCACGCTCTTATGGCCGGCCAGGAGCGCCCGCCCGCGCGCCGTCGCCTCCGTCAACGAGATCCGCCCATCTTGGAGCAGCGATTCGCGCACGCCGTCGCCGCCAATCAGCGCCGCAAGCGCGCTTTGCGCGGCCGTGTCATTGACCAGCGCCACGACGTTCACCGGATCCCCCTTCAGGAGCGGCCACACGACGCCCGTCGTCCCCAGGAGCGCCGGCGCCACCGTCACCGCCGTCCCCCACGGCACCGACTGCACTAACGCGCCATCGACCCCGATCGGCGGAATCCCGGTCAGGTCCGTCGCCGTCAGCCCGGTATAGCGCACCACCTGGCCGTTCCCGACGATCGCGTAGCCGCCCGCACTCGCAAACGGCCCCGTACTCGTCAGCCGGATCGCGCTCGAGCCGGCCGGAATAATTTTCGCGGTTTGCACAATGCCGGCCGTATCGACCGTCGGCGCATTGGCGCCTAACCCGGCATCCGGCGTCGTGTCGAGCGCCGGCAACGTCGTCGTGCTGTTGTCGGCCAGCGTCGCTAACAGCTTCAATTGCGCCGCGTTCGCCGCCGTCCGGTAGACCTTGCGCGACGATACCCCGAGCGGCCCCGGCGCCACCCCGGCGACACTGGCTTGATTCACGCTCACGCCTTGCGCCGGCGGCGCCGCCGCCGTCAAACTGCCATCGGCTAAGGTATCCGTCCACGTCGCCGCCACGCCGGCCGCAAACGGCAGCGCCGCGCCGGTCCACTTCAGCCCCGCGGCGCCGCCATTGGCCGGCGAGCGCCACACATGGATCCACAGATAGGCGCCCACCGCGGCCGCCGCCGGCACCGTCACGACGATCGCTTGCGAGAGCACCCCCGCGGCCGGCGTTTGGGGCTGTAAGTTGCTATCCGCCAGGGTGTCCAAGTAGTACTGCTCACCGGCGCCGGCGATGTACGGGATCTGCGCGCCGATCCACTTCAGCGCCCCGGCGCCGCCATTGGCCGGCGAGCGCCACAGATGAATCCATTTGTACGCCGGCCCGCCGGCCGGCATGTTCACCCAGACCGCCACCGGCTCCGCGTACGTCGTGCCGCTAATCACGCGCGTCCCGATCACCCGCGCCGCCACCACCGACAGCGCCGATTCTGTCGCCGCGCTCAGATCGCTCCACGTCGCCGCCATCGAGAAGGTATAGCCGTAGGTGTACGTGGCGCCGGCGACTTGATTGCCCGCCACATTCGGATTCGTTTCCGTCGCCAGCCGCGGCGCCGCCGGTTGCGCCCGCGCCCCGGCCGTGGCCGCACTCGTCACGGACAGCGCCGACGCTTGCGCGCCGCTCACGTCCCCCGCCGCCGCCGCCGCCGAAAAACTGTAGGCGTAGGTATAGGCGGCGCCGACCGTCAACGCGCCATCCACGGCCGCCGAGCCCGCCAGGCCGGCCCCCGGCGACAACGCCGGCCGCGGCCCTTCCATCAGCACCGCCGCGAGCGGACTGGGCAACGATTCCCCATTGCCCGTCACCCACGTATAGGCGTACGAATGTGTGCCCGGCTCGAGCCCCGGCGCCGCCGTATGGCCGGCCGGCGCCACCGTCGGCGCGCTCGTCGGCGTGGTCCCTTCGCCGGCAAACGCCCCCGCGCCGCCGGCCGCAATCCCGGTATACGCAATCCGTTGCGGCCCGCTGCGCACGTAGCCGCCGGCGCTCGAGTACCAGCCGATCACATCCACCGGAATCGACGTCGTGCCCGCCGGGAGATTCGTCAACGCATTGCCGCCGCCGCCCTCGACGACCGCGCGCGTAATGATCTGCGTCAGATCCCGGACGTACGACACGCCGGCCAGGCTCGTATGCGCCGCGTTCAGCGCCGCCGGCGGACTCGTCGTGTCCGGCGTCGTGAACAGGTAGACCGCGCCGAGATAGTCGCAGAGCGTATACCCGCCAATGCGCGTCGCCAATTGCGTCAGCGCATCCATGATCGCCACATTGGTGAACGAAATTTCATCGAGCACCGGCAACCCGGCTTCAATCTTCGCGGTAAACCCGGCCGGCGCCCGCGTCAGAATGTCGGCCGCGATCGCCGACGCCGATTGATTCTTATACCGCGCCGAGAACAACACCGCATTGAGCCGCCAGGTCGGATCCGTCGCTTCGATGTGATACAGCAGATGCGCCGGATTTTTCGCCGCCCACACCCGCGACACGCGCAACACATTGCCGACGAACAGCGGGATCCCGTTCTGGCTCCCGAGCGTCACCCGCACCACCTGGCCCTCAATCGGCGCCGTGCCGCGCACCGTCGCCACCAAGGTATTCGGAATTTCGTTCAGCCGATCGTTGATCGTCAGCGAATCCACCAGCACCGGATAGGCGCCGGCGGCGCCGCCGCCGATCGTGATGTAGATCCGCCCCTCGAGATAATTCAACCGAAAGGCGTTCAAGCGATGCCCGACTTGCGCCGTGGCCGGGTACACGCTCATACGACCGCCCCGGTGCGCGTAATCCGCGCCATCACGGCATCACCGACCAGCCGCGCGATCTGATCGAGCGCCCCCGGATCATTCATGATCGGATAGTTAATTTCGACCGCGCCCCGCTGCACCGTGACCCCGGTTCCCGTCGACGGTAAGCCAATCTGGCGCAACCAAAAATCACTCTCCGCGTTTTGCGTCGACGCCATCGCCGTATTGAATCGCGCGTTCATTTCCGCGCGCATCCGCGACTCCGCGAGCGTCGGCCCGCCCAGCATCGAGCCCGGCGCCATCGACGCCGCCCACAGCGACTCGCTACTGGGGAACGTCGCGCCGCCGGCGTACACCGTGCCTTGATTCGCCCCGCCGAGCCGCGCCGAGACAATGCCGAGCGCTTCGCCGGCTTGTTCCGCGGCGCCCTTGACTTGCGTCATCGTCGCTTCGGCCGTGGCCGACCAGTTGCGCAAGGTTTCGTCCGCGGCCTCTGATTCGCCGCGTAACTGCTCGAGCCGCGTCGCGGTGTACTGATCGGCGTGACTGAGCGCCACCGCGTAGGCTTGCGCCGCCGCGTCCGCGTTTGCTTGCGCCGACGCGCGCGTCGTGGCATCGCCGGTCAGTTGTTTCTGTACCAGCGCCTCATAGGCATCCGCCCGCGCGGTCATCAGCCCCATCTGGCGCGCGCTTTCCGCGGCGCCGGCCTTCGACGCGTCGGTTTCCTCCTTGAGCGCCTCCGCGACCGCCTTGACCTGTACCGCCGTCAGCCCGTACGCCGTCGCCAGCGTGCCTTGCGCGACGCCGGCCTCGAGATAGTACTTAATCCCTTCGACCGTTTCACCGCCGATCCCGTCGAGCGTCGCGCGCCAATCGCCGCCGGCGCTGTTTAATTCGATCATCGCTTCGGCGTGTTTCTTGAGCTCCGCCGCTTGCGCCGCCCAGATCGGCGCCATCTTTTCCGCTTCCTCTTTCAGCCGCTTTTCCTCCGCCGTCAACTCGGCCATCGAGAGTGTCACCGGCGGCAGCGCATCGCTCACCGCTTTCGCCGCTTTCGGAATCGCCGCAAACGCCCTGAGCAGCCCCGTCGGATCGTTCTCATCGGCGTACCGCTTCAGCGTTTCCGCCGTCGATTCGCCGAAATTCTCGAGATTGAACCGCGACAAATATTGCCCCAGATCATTGCCGGCTTTTTCGATCAGCAGCGTCAGATTGCCGGCAATCGCGCCGGCCGACGTTTTCAGATTCTTCCAGGCCGTATCAAGCTTGTTGAGCCCTTCGATCGATCGCTCGCTCATCTTCCACGTCGCGTCGCCGAGCTCGCCGATATCAGTCCGCATCGCGCCGACGCTCTGCTTGCCGGCGGTCCCCATTGCCTCGAACGACAACCGCAGCCGATCGGCCGGATCCTTGACCGCGCCGATCGCCCTGGCGAGTGTTTCGAATTGCTCGCCTTGCGACAGCTTCGCAAAACTCGAGAACTCGATCCCGAGCTCCTTGAGCACCGCCAAGAGACTATCGCTGCGCCCCCCGATCGCTAACGTGAGATTGGTACTGGCCTTCGCTAAGGTTTCCATCGGCACGCTGGTGGCGTTCGACACCGCTTGCAGCCGTTGCACTTCATCCGTCGTCAGCCCCGTCGCCTCCGCGACTTTGGCAATATCGCCGGCCATATCCAGCACGGCGCTCGCAAACCCCGTCAGCGCCCCCAGCGTCAACGCCCCGGCCACCTGGCGCCCCAACGACGCAAACGCCCCGCCGGCGCCCTCCGTCGCGCCGGTGAGCTCTTTGGTCGCCGTCGTGGTCTGTTTGACCGCCGCCGGATTGCCGAGATCCGACATCGACGCCGCCGCCTCGTCGCCGGCCGCCTCGAGCCCGCCCAGATCCTTCACGGCGCCCTGCACGGCGCTGGTAAAATCCGAGAAATCGGCGATGAATTTGCCGGTAACCGTCATCGCTCAGCCCCGCGCCAAGGCGCGCTCGTCATCTTCGCGCGTCAGTTCCTCGAGCAGCACCGTATACACGTCCGCATCCAGCGCCGCCACCCACTCATAGCGCCACCCGCACCGGCGCGCGATCGTGAGATCCATCACGATCCACTCCCGACTAGCACCGTTTTTTTTTCCAATTCCCGCGCCTCGTTTTCGCGCCGTTCATGCGCTTCGATCGCTTCGCGCACTTCGCGGAAATCCGGCCCCTCAAGGTTATCGATCACCGCGCCGAGCTCGTCGATCGACAGCCCGCGGATCGGCACCGGCTCGCCCTCATCGGTCACCGTCCAATCCACGAGAAACGCCAGGATCGTCGCGCGGCCCATCGCAAACACGTCCGGCCGCGCCTGACCATCCGGCCCCGTGATGTAGCACGTTGCCAACCGCGCCCGCTGCTGGCCGGCGGACAGCCGCTTGCGCACCGTCAGCCGATCGCCGCCCTCAAGTGTCAGATTGACCGTTTCCGGCCGGACAAAGCGCCCCATCGATCCCCCGTTTGTTATTGTTCCGGTGACTCGAGCACCGCGCGCACCGAGCTCCGATCCGCCGCGATCTCGAGCGTCCGCACCGGCCAGAACCAAAAGCCACGCGTCCGCGGCGCCGTGAACGCGAGCGGCCGCCGGCCGACCAGAAACGGATCGACGCGCGTCACCCGCGCCGTCAGCGCCCAGGCGCCGCCGCCGGCCGCGATCTCCTTGGCCGGCCGTTTCGTGATCGTCCACGGCCCGAGCACCGCCGCCGTACTACAGCCGCCCAGGAGCAACGAGCCGCCGGCGCCGCGCACGATCAACGCGCGAAACATCCGCTAGAGCACCCCGCCATCCGGCCCCGTCCACGGCCCGCCGGCTTTGAACGTCCCGGTGACTTTCGGCACCGCCAACGTACAATCGATCGACGCATCGAGATAGGCGAGCCCTTCCCAGAAAAACGTCGGCTCGTTTTTGTTGGGCGTCAGCTTCAACGTCCCGGGCTCCGTCGCTTTGGCCGCGATAAAGAGCGTCAGTTCCTCAGAGTTCCAGAACCCGCCGAACGAGCCCTCGACATTCGGCATGCCCGGTACATAGACGCGGTTGGCATCCCCGAAGCTCGTCACGTCCTCGTACTCCGTGGAGAAATCCGCTTTCCACGCATTGAGCGAGATGATCGGCGCCGGCGTCCCCGGCACCGCGCCCCCCGTTGCATACGAAACTTCCCCGTACCGCCCTGTCAGAATCGCCATCGTCTTATCTCCTGTTCAATTCGGTGCAAAGAGTTCGTAATTGCCGCCGCGGATGTAGTACCGCATCGAGCGATCTTCGTCGTACACCTGTAGCAGCCGGATCCGCGTCAACCGCGCCAGCGTCACGCCGGGCGGATAGCCCTCCACCGTCAGTGCCGCGCCTTGCAAGAGCTCATCGATCCGCACGCCGGCCGCCCGCGCCGACTGCGCCGTCGCCACCGCCGTATGACTGACCGCCGTCACCTGATAGCGCACGATCTCGGCCGCGCGCCCGGCGAACGTGTCCACGTCCGTCGCCTCGAGCAGCGTCACCACGACAAAGCGCCGCGCGCCGGCCCGCACGTCATCGAGAAACACGCCATCCGGTTGCAGCCCGGCCAACGTCGCATCGGCTTGCAGATAGGCCACCAGCGCCGCATCGAGCGCCGCACTATCACGCGGCATCGACCTGTAACCCCGCCTGGCGCAGCACCGCCACCACTTGCCGATCGAAGGCCGCGCGCTCCGCCCCCATGATCGGCCCAAACACCGGCCGCGCCGGCATGATCCCGCGATACGCGCGCGCCCGGCCGCGGCGCCCGGTATAGCGCGGCTTGGAGCCCTTCTCGTACACCCGCGCCCACCAGGTCAGATTGACCACCGACACCGTGACGCCGTACGGCCCCGTCGGTTGCTCGAGCACTTGCACGCCGCCGGCGAGCTCGCCCGTTTTCTTGACGTAGCCCGCCCGGATCCGTCCCGCCGCCCGCGCCGCGGCCGTCCGCGCCAGCGGCACCACCGCCGCCGCCAGGTCCGCCGGCAACGAGCCGAACCCGGCTTTCAAATCGTCCATCCCATCCCAGAGCACCCGGATCACTCGACCACCTCCGTCACCAGCAGCGTCATCGCGTCGCCGCGCTCGCCGACATTTTCGACGTAGATCACCGAGAACAGCCGCTCGCCCCGATCCGGATCGGTGTAGCGGATCCGGGTTTGCGTCGTCACGCCGGCGTGATAGCGCCCGCCGAGCACATGCGACGCCGACGCCGCCGTCGTGCCGGCCGCCGACCGCTCGAGATCATGCGGCCCCGCGGATCGAATACTGCAATCCCACAACCCCGGCGTGAGCGGCGCCCAGGTATCGACGTAGCCGCCCTCGCCATCCCGGACCGGCGTCGGCGCCTCGAGCGCCACGACGTTGCGCCACTCCCCGACCGGCATCAGAGCACCGCCGGATCCCGGCGCCACGCCAGGATCCGATCAATACAGGCCCACACCTCAACCGCGCTCGTCGGCGCCACGCCGTCGCCGCGCTCCTGATAGAGAAACGTCAAGAGCACCAACACCGCGCTTTTGACATCGCCCGGCACCGTCGTCGCCGTCCACGCCGGATCGGCTTGTTGCTTCAAATGCCGAAACACAATCGCCGACGCCGCCGAGCGTTTCGCGTCGACATCGGCATCGTGATCGGTATCCCGGATCCGCAGATGCACCTTCGCGTCGGCCAGCGTCACCAGTTCCGGCACCACCGGATCCGGCGTCGGACTCATCGCCCGCCCCGCTTGACCGCCAGCCGCCAGCCCGCGGCGCCGTCCGCCGTCGCCGGCCGCGCCGTCGTCGCTTGGCGCGCAATCCACAACGACCCGTCGTAGCTCACCGCGTCGCCCTTCTCGTACAGGCGGCCGGCCGTATACGTGCCGGCGTCGAGCACCACCGGAAACACCAGGCGCCCGAGCTCCTTGACCCGCTCGCCGGCAATCGCCTTGACCAACACCTCGCGCTCGCTCAGTTGCTCGATCACCAGATCGCCAAACGTCAACCCGTCGGCGCCATCCTGGCCCGCGGCGCCTGGCGCCCCGTCGACGCCGGCCGGCCCCGGCACCGCCGGCCGCGCCTCGAGCGCCGCCACGCGGCCGCGCACGTCCGCCGACAGTTCCGCGAACTTGACCGCCAGATCCCCGAGCGCCGCGCGAAACATCGCGCCAGTGACTTCCGCCAATTGCTCAAGTGTCACGCCGCCACCCCGATCGCTTTCGTCAGGACCGCGAGAAACGCCCCCGCATCAATCTCGATCGCTTTCGTCGCCGGCGCCTGGCCGTCTGGTTCCCGCTCCGCGATCGGCACCGCGGCCGGCGTCGCCGGCGCCGCGCCTGGCGCCCGCGTAAACGGCGCATCCCGATCGCGCTCTGCCAGCGCCGCCAGGCTGAAGTACTGTTGCTGCACCATCGGCGACGCGCCGCCCACGACCGGCCCCAGCCCGTAGTACTTGGCGCGCGCCTCATTCGGCGACAGCGCCCCCGATCCGATCGACTCCGCCGCGGCTTTCGTGCGCACGTCGGTATTCATCCAGATCAGATCATCGATATCGAACTCCGTGCCCAACGACGGCGCGAGCTCGAGCCCCTCGTCCATGCACCACTCGAGCGCCGTCACCAGGCTTTGCAAACACTGCGAGTAGAACAGTTGCACCAACGATTCGGCATCGAGCCCGCCCGGCGCCTGGCCCTGATTGACGATGTACAGCGGGACATGGAAGCACGCGCAGATCGTTTCCGCGCCCCATTTCAATTGCTCGATCAGCTGCGCATCGACCGCGTTCACCGTCAGCGGCTGATACTTCATATCGAAGCCGATGATCGCCGTCTTGCCGGCGTTCTGGCCCGAGTACCCCTCTTGCCACGTCTTTTTGACCTTCGCCAATTGCTCGTCACCGATCCCGGCCGGCGCCGTCAGGATGCCACTCGGCCGACTACCATTGGCGAAAAACACGGATTGGTTATCCGTCACCGACGTACTTTGGAGCGCCGTAGTCGCGCACGCATAAATCGGCGACACGCCGATCAGCGGATGATAGAGCGCCGCGTAGATGTCGTGGATCATTTCCGACGCCGGCACGACGATCCGATCGCTCTCGGCCAGGTCGAGCGCCCGCGCGCCGTCGAACCCGTCGGCTTGCAGGTCATCGCGCTTGAGCTCGTAATAGACGCCGCCATCCGACGCAATCAGGACCGCCACTTTCGTCGGATCGAGCACGTACAGCGCCGCCACGACGCCGCGCGCGTCCCGCTGCTTTAAGACGTAGGTATTACCGTGGACCAGCTTCGACAGCAACCACGCTTCAATGAATTTCTGCGTCGTCTGGTAGCGATTCGGTTTCCGCAGCACCGGCGAGTACGCCGAATTGCTGACCTCATGCCAGATCCCGAGCGCATCCCGCTCGAGTAACCGCAGCCGCATCTTGGCAATTTCGCGCGCAATCAGATCGACGCACGTAAAGACAATCGGATTGAGCAGCACGCCGCCCGCGGTTTGCTCGTCGTTCAGTTGCCAGGCGCCCGTATACGGTTCCCGCACGGCCGGCGCCCAGCCGCCGCCGCCCTTCGCCCCCGCCGACGGCCGCGCCCGCGACAACGTAAAGCCAAACGGTAACCGCATCCGCCCCCCTGCTCACGACAACGCCGGCGCCGCGCCGCGGATCCCAGCCCCGCAGCCCGACGCCGGCGCCGTGGCCGCTGATTAGTGCTTGCCGCCGATCGGCAGGCCGCCCTGATGCGTCGTGCCGCCCTGGTTGATCACCGTCGGCGCGTACGCCGCCCCGGTCACCAACTGCACCGAGCCCGACACGGCCCGTTTCCAGCCGATGAACTGTTCCGCGCGCAGCCCGATCAAGTTGTTCTGCCAGAGCGAGACGAGCACTTGCGTCCCGTCGTCCACGGGCGCATCCGACATCTGCAGCGACGCTTCCCGCGACAGGTCGACCGTGATCCCGCCGTCATCCGCAACCAGGATGTACGGCGTCGACACGCCGATCACATTCGACTTGGCCGCATTGGACGCCAGCACCTTAATCCCGCCGATCGTGCCGCCCTCCGCGCCGAGTGACGGGAACATCGGCTCCCCCATCGGCGTCCGCTGCAACCCCAGGGCAAACGCATTGCCCTCCGACAGAATGATCGTGATGCTCGAGAGCGGAATGCCCGCAATCACGAACTTGGACAACATCAAATTGATGTCCGCCGCCGGATCCGCCGTGGCCGGCGTGCCAACAATGCCATTGGTGATCGAGCCCGGCTTGACGCCCACGACCGACGCCACCGCCGGATCCAAGAACTGCTCGTCCCGGAATTTGGCGATCCCGTTGACCAGCATTTTCCGGAACACCTGTTCCGCTTTCGGACTGGACGATCGCGCGAGCTCTTCGGAAAACGCGATGATCCCGGCAATCTTGCTGTTCGGCACCGAGTCCGACGTCAGCGCGCCCTTGCTCACCGGCTTGGGTTTGACTTCCCCGACCCAATTGACCGTCGCGCCGGCCGTTTCGATCGGCACCGGCACGCCGAATGGCACTTCGGATAATCCGGTCAGCCGGCCGATCACGCTCAGTGGCTGCACGAGCTCGATCAGTTCCTGGCCGAACCCCGGGATCTGCACCAGCGGCTTGGCCCAATTCGCATCCGTCGTCGTCGCCGGCGCGACCGCCGCCTTGAACGCGAGCCCGACCTCCGGCGTGTCGCGCCAGCGCGCCGCCGCATAATCCGCCGCGTCCGAGCGCGAGCCCTTGCCGACAATCAGCGCCATGCAGTAGCGCGCCGCCAGCGTCCCGGCCGGCAGTTGCGATTTGGGCCGCAGGTACGGCCGCGGCGCCCCGGCCGCCAGCGTCACCGGCCGCGCGCTGCCGACGTTCGCCGCTTCAAACGCCTTGAGCCGGCCGATCGAGTCCTCCGCCGACTTGACCTTGAGAATCAGGCCGTCGTACTCCGTCGCCGCCTCGCCCTCAAGCGCCGGCCCGCCGCCGAGCAATTCGCCCATCCGGGACACGTCCGCCGCCTTGTCGCCCTCGAGCGCCGTGATCTGTTCGCTGGTGGTCATGGTTGATCCTGTGATGCGCCCTGTATCGCCAGGACTGAACGAGCCCGCCGCGGCCCCGAGTGACTTGAACGCTAAAATCGCCGCTTCCCGATTCGACGGGATCGGCGTCAACGATAATTCTCGAACTTCGATCTTCCGCAGCCGGCGCGCGCCGCTCTTGAGGTATTCGATCCCGTCGGCCAGCGGCAACCAGCCAATCGACACGGCTTGCAGCAGCCCCGCGACAATCGACTGCCACGCCTCGTCGCACCGATCGCGCAACGCGCCGGGCTCCGTGATCACGGGAATCGACGCCGTAAACGGAATCCCGGCCGACGTCGGTGTGCCGAACGTCGCCTGGCCGATTACTTGTTTCGGATCGTGATGCAGGAGCAGCGGGAGCGGATTGGCGTACACGACGCCGAACGGATCGACGCTATCGCCGCCCGAGTCGACGGCCGGCGTCGTCGCAATCCCGCGAAACGTCCGCGCCGGCGCATCGACGCTCTTGACCAGCAGAAACGATCCGAGCGGGGAATCCACGCGCCGAGTAAATCACGGCCCCGCCGGCGCCACGGTTTTCTCATGTGGGAAAACCGGTTATGTCATGTGGGAAAACTCCACCCGGCCGATCGGCCCCGGCGCCCAGCCGCGCCACCCGGTATCGATGCAGATCGCGTACTGCCGCCACCAGACGCGCCGGCCGTCGGCCAGGACCGTCGAGCCCACGACCGGATCGAGCTCGAGCCGCAGCGCCGGCGGCCCGTCAGCCTCGAGCCGTAGCGGCAACTGTGCCGGGCTCGTCGTCGCGTCGGCGCCGCGCGCGCGCGTCGGCCTCGAGCCCGGCCGCAATGCCTTCATCGAACCACACCAGCGCCCGCGCCGCTTCCGCCGGCAACCACGCCGGCAACACGCCGGCCGCGACCGCGCGCATATCGGCCTCGTTCAAGTGGACCGACAGCACCCACCCCGGATCCTCCGGATCGGTCAACGCCGCCGGCCGCGGCGCCTGGCGCCGACGTGTCACCGCCGGCCCCGCTCGAGCTCCTGACGCAACAGCCGCGTAATCGAGACATTGAGCGCTAACGCTTTCCGCGCAAAGGCGTCATAGGTCGCCGGCCGCAGGGAGACATACGTCCGTACCAGCCGTTCCGCCGCCGGCACCCGCGGCCGGCCGCCCACGTTGCGCACCCGCGTCGGTGGATCCTCTGGCATGGTGCCCCCTTCCGCGCTTAGACAATGACCATTTGATAGTCGACCTGGCGCGACTGCCCGCGCAGCCAGCCGCCGATCGCCCACAACATCGCGTCGATCGCGTCGATCTTGTTCGCGGACTCCGCGCTTTCTTTTTTCGGGACGATCGTGTCGTCCGTCCGCCGCGTCACGACCACATTCGACGCCTGCCAGCGGAGACACGTATTGCCGTCGTGCCGCAATCGGCCGTGCTTCACCCGCGTTTCGAGCTCCCGCGCCGGCGGTGTACAGGTCTTGGCGTTTTTGCCTTCAATCCGCGCCGGGAGCCCGTCATTCGCCAACGCGCCGGCCAATTGAATCGAGCCGAACTGATCGAACACGATATCCCGCACCAGAAACCGCCGCGCCGCCGCGCGGATATCCGCCTCAATGACCGAGAAATCGATCATGTTGCCCTCGGTCACTTTGACGATCCCCGCCTTCACCCACGCCCGGTACTCCGGCACCGCGCGCGCGCGCTCCGCAATCACGAGCGCCGGGATGTAGAGCGTCACGAACGCATACAGCACCGCGTCCCGCTCGAACACATGGGCCACGGCCGCCAGATCGTCTAATTGCGCCAGGTCAGCGCCGATGTAGCAGGGCTCGCCGGCGAACTGATCGATCGTGATCGGCGCCGCACAGGCGTCCCATTGTGTGAGCGATAGCCAGGTGCTCGCCGCGTTCGCCCACTGCGAACACATCTTGACGCGGAACTCGGCCTCGAGCCCCGACGTGGCTTGCGCATCGACGGAGTACCCGCGCACCCACTCGAGCGTCGGCGTCGTGCCGATCATCGGCATCGCCTTGATCCAGACCCGCTCGTCGCGCCAATCGTCGCCCTCGTCGAGCGTATAGATCAGCCCGCACATATGGTCGGCCGTCACCACGCCTTGCAGCACCTTGATCAGCGTCCCGCGCAGCGCGTAGCCGACCGACTGCAAATCGTGGCCGGCCGTCGTGGGGCAGAGCATCAGCGGATTCAGCCGCGCGCCCTGGGCCGACTTCAACACGTCATGAAGCTTGAACGACTGCGCGTGCGATTCATCGAGCACGATGCACGACGGGTTGAGCCCGTCTTGTGTGGATGCCTTCGCATTGATCGGCCGCATCGTCGCGCCGGCGTCAATGAAAATCGACTTGGCAAAGACGCGCAGCCCATGCGCCCGCAGCCACGCCGAGCGTCGCACCATCTTTTGCGCAATCTCGAACACGATCCGCGCCTGGGCGCCCGTGGATGCGCCGCACACGACATCGGCGCCGGGCTCATCCTCGCGCAGCATGTGATACAGCGCAAAGCCCGCCATCAGCGTCGACTTCGCGCCCTTGCGCCCGAGCTCGAGATAGACGCTCGTAAACCGGCGCCGCGCCGGATCCGAGCGCAGCCGCCAGCCAAACAGCAGCGCCACGAAAAACACTTGAAATGGCGCGAGCTCGAGCGTCGGCGTCGCCCACTTGCCGGAGGTATGCGGCAACTGCTCGAGAAAGTGGCAGGCGTCGAGCACGTAGGCTTCCGACCAGACGTAGGGGAAGGTCGGATCGTCGGCCGCCGCCCGCGCCAGGTCGCGCCCCTGGCGCTCGATCGCCAGCTTGACCCACACGCACGCCGGCGTCGAGCCGTCGCGCACACCGGTGACGTAGCCGGCCGCAAGCGCCAGATAGTCCCGGGGGGGCACCATCGGCGCCGTCGGATCCGCCTGGCGTGCTTCCTGGGAACGCCCCGGCTCAAACGTGCCCCGCCGGCGTTTCTCGTCATCGTCCAGGCGGGGTCGACCGCCCTTGTTGACCGGTTTCACCCAGGATGCGAAATCGCCGCCGAATGTTGGCTGTACCGGAGTGTCCACGTTATGTGACGATAATTGCACAATCTGACATTTTTGCTGAATTTAGCGCCTGTAAGTCGTTGTGCGTGCTGGGTTTTGCGTGCCGGATTTTTTGCCGTCTTTTGGGTTTCGGGCGGTTTCGCTTTTTTCTTCGCCCCTCCCCCCCCCGGTTTGGGGATTCAGGCGGATTCGGCACGGACCCGCGCGCGGCCGCGCTCCGATTCGGCCGCGGTTTTGGTATCCGAGC